CGAGCTGGGCATGGTGCCCGCCGATCGCATCGTCCGCGTCTACCGCTCCCCGGCCACCATCGCCAACACGGCCATGAAAATGCGCGGCATCCCGATCACCGATGAACATGTGAGTCTCGACCTGCCCGCCCCGTCATCCGGCGGATTCGTAGCCGATGCCGAAATGATGGACGCGCACGACCCGGCCACTGCATCGACCATCGCCATTCGTAACAAACTGGCGATCAGCGATACGCTCGGCATGGCGGTCGAGGCCGGAAAGCGTGAACTGTCGCTGGGCTACATGGCGGACCTCGTGCCTTACGAAGGCGATGAGGATTTCGATTTTGAGCAACGCAACATCGCACCGCACCACCTGGCGACTGTAGAACGGGGGCGGTGCGGATCGACCTGTTCATTTATTGACCGCAAACCGATTATCGAAGAGGAAAACGCGATGGCATTACATAAAGCTTTCAAGGACCAGGAGGGACAGCTCAACCTTCAGCAAGTCGTCGAAATGGCGATGGCGCTGCCCGAGGCGATCAAAGCTGTTCCGGTTGACCAACTGCAATCCCTGGTCGAACCACTGCAGGCCATCATTGAAGCGGCCAAGGCCGCCGGCGTTGAGACCCCGGTCGAAGAGCCCACGCCCGAGGAACCGGTACCCGAAACTCCGATGGAGGACGAGAATATGCCCGCCGAAAAAGACAAACCCAAGTTTAGCGATGCTGCCGTCATCAAAATGGTACAGACTGCCACTGACAGTGCGGTAAAGCGTCACGCCAGCGTGATCGAAAAAGCCCGCGATTTCTTGCCGGAGGACTACAAATTCGCCGACAAGGCGACCGTGCAGATCATGAAAGACGCGGTCGGCACCCAAACTACCGAGCATTTTACTGATGCCGAGCTTGAACTGGCATTTAAGCTGCTGAAACCGGCCGCGGCTGATTACCGCAAGTTCGGCGATGCCGAGCCGGATGCATTCGCAACCCTCAAAAATAAGGAGCTTTAAGCCATGGCTTTCGCAACTGGTTATCTTGACGATCCGCAGAATGTCGGTGCCGGCGAACGCCTGGGCACGGTTCATGCGATCTTTACCGCCACCACCTTCCAGAACGGCCTGCGAGTAGGTCGTTTCGCCAAGCTGGACACCGGCAGCCTCGATAATTTCGACGGTTCTGCTACTCCGGTTGTCGCTGGTGTAGTCCTTCGCAATGTCGCCAACCCGGTCGAAGACCTGGCGACCATTGACAACACGCTTTACAGTCAAGTCGAATACATGCGCCAGGGCCTCGTGACTGTCGATGTGAAAACCGGCGAGATTCCGACCCGCTTCGGTCGCGTGTACATCTCCAACGCGGGTGATGCAAATGACGGCCTAGCCACCGCTACCAATACCGATGTGCCAGCGAACGCCGAATTCATCGAGGAAGTGCAAAGCGGCGTGTGGTTGATCTACATCACCCCGGCACCGGGCGACATTGCGGCCCATATTGCAGATGCGGTTGGTGCACATGCGGCCAGCGCTATCAGCCTGCTGGATGCTGCCGGATTCACCACCGCCACCGAGGTTGAATCTGTCATCGCTGAAATGCTTCCGGCGGTATCCGGTATCGCAGTCATCGCTGACCCGGGCGACGCTGGCGCTATTCCGGTCATTCGTTCCGGCAATGTGGCGATCACCACTGCAGGCGCAGAGACCCGCACCCTTGCCGATCCGGGCACTGTCGGCCTAGTGCTAGATATTAGCTGCGACGTATTCGTCGGTAACGCGGTCATCACCGCCGCAACAGCTGTCAACACTACCGGCAATAACACCATCACGCTGTCGGCCGCTGGACAACACATCCAGCTCACCTCGGTGCAGGTCGGTGGTGTTCCGATATGGCGCGTTACTGCTACTGATGGCGCTGGCCTGACCACTGTTTAATTAACGCCCTGACAAGGAGCAAATGAAATGAAAATCGGAAATCTCTATAATCTGGATTCCGTCAAGGCGTTCATGGGCTCGCACCAACGCCCCGGCTTTACCGATGCCTACGCGGGCACCGTGTTAGCCCGTCAACTGACGGCCATCGACCCGCAGATCTTCAAGAAGAAATACCCGGAGTTGTCATTTATCAACAGTGGCATCGTCGCGGATAACTCCGGCGGTTATGTGCAGCGTGTGCAATCCCTGCGCAAACGCGGCCAGGGTAGCTTCAAGACTGCGGGCGACGTGTCCGGCAACAAGGGCAAGATCAGCCTGGCGGCCGAAGACAGCTCCATCCTGGTACTGGAGCGCACCGCCGAATCGGACTGGTCCGAAACAGAAATCAAACAGGCCGAGCTACAGAACATCAATCTGCCAAGTGACTACATCACCGAGCATAACAAGATCTACTTGCGCGAGGTCGACGAGATCGGTTATCTCGGCGTCGGCACCCATACCGGCCTGCTGAATTATGCCGGCTTTACTAGTGGCGCGGCCACCGGCGCCATCGGCACCCTGACCGCACAGCAGATGTATGACGACATCAGCGACCTGATTATCAGCCAGTGGAACGCGGTTAACAATACCGCCGAATATAAGGCTAATCGTGTCGACATGCCGGTGTACGTGCTCAATACCCTGAATGCCACCATGCTGAACACGGCGGCCGGTTCGTCCACTGTGCTGCGTGCGCTGATGGACAACTTCCCGGGCGTATCCTTCCAAGGTACTTTCCGCGCCGACGACGCGGGCGGTGCAGGCGTGTCGCATTCCGTGGCCTACAGCAACAACAGCGAGGCCATGAAAATGCGCATTCCGGTGCCGTTGACCGTTGGCGAGATCGTCAAGCGCGGCAGTTTCGACTACCATGTCGATAGCATGTACCGCATAGCCGGTCTCGATGTACTGGAAGATACCGCCGGATATATCCTGACCGGTCTGTAATCGATCATCCTCCGCCCAAGGACGGGCACCCCTTTTCTATCTGGAGTCAAACATGACCGCAGAAACCCATGATGAAGAAACCGCCCGCATGCTGGCCGAGCTGGAAGGCGAGCAGACCGAGCGCGAGCAATTGGAAGCCATGGCCACCGAACTGGGTATCAAGTTCCGGGGCAATACTGGTGATGATACCTTGCGCGAGCGTATCGCTGCCGCCAAAGCCGAGGAGCCGGAGGCCAAAGCCGAGGAGCCGGAGGCCAAAGCCGAGGAGCCGGAGGCCAAAGCCGAGGAGCCGGAGGCCAAAGCCAAGGAGCCGGAGGCCAAAGCCGAGGAGCCGGAGGCCAAAGCCGAAGCGGTGGGACCAACCTCCATCAGCGACGAGCTGGGCGTCGGTTCGACTATTACCAATCCAGGCAAGAATGTCCGCCGCATCGGCAATCTGGTGATCGCTCCCGGTAGTCAGAAGTCGCTCACCGAGCGCGATGTGGCTGACGGGCGCACCATGGCAAAAGTCGCGTACATGATCAAGCTGGGCGTGCTGCATCGTGGCGCTGAGTGACGACTTCAAGGCCCGATTCCCGGAGTTCGCCCCGGCGACGGTAGACCAGTATCTGCCGATCCTGGAACCGGTATGGCCCTGCTATTATGGCCGGGCCTATCTTGCATGCGATCAAGAAACAATCCTTAACCTGGTCGCCCATCTGCTCGTCCAGGAAACAAGCAGCAACGCCAGCGCGTCTCAGGTAGTGCAATCCAAGTCGGTCGGCAGCGTGTCGGTGAGTTTCGCCACGCAGTCGCACTCAGGCGGCGCGATGTTCGATTTTTTCAACACGACGAAATACGGGCAGCGTTTCTGGATGCTGACCAAGAATCGGCACGGCGGGGTGGCGGTGTGAAGAAGATCACGCCAGCGCAAATGCTCAAACGGACGACCGATTTTGCCGCCGCCCTCGAGGCCGCGAAGAAAAAGGCCGTATTCGTCGGACTGCCCAAGGATAAAGTCGGCGGAGCTATCTATGGCGATGGTCGGACCGTGATCAGCAATGGCGCCACGCATGAATACGGCGCCCCGCAGCAGGGCATCCCGCAACGCTCTTTCCTCCGCGTGCCATTCGCCGTCAAGCGTAAAGACCTGAACAAAGCCATCGCCAAGCAATTCGAGGCGGTGGCTGAAGGCCGCGATGCCGATGTGGCCTTAGGGCGGATCGGCGTACTGGCGGCCAACGTATCGAAGGGCGCCTTCACCTCGCTGGGTTATGGTACTTGGTCGCCAATCACGCCGGAGACGGCCAGGCGCAAGGGCTCAAGCCAAACGCTGATTGATACCGGCATTCTCCGCAGTTCAATCACATCGGTGGTGCGTGATAATGCTTCCTGATGTCTCTCTCGCGCTGGCCGAGTGGGCCGTGCCCATCGTCGTCAAGGCGGTGACGCAATACACGATCAACTTTGAGCCGGCGGACCTCATCACGCCTCGCATGATCGATGCCGTGGTTCAGCCCGCGCAGAAAGAGAAGCTGAATGCCGATCAAATTGATTGGTCGCTCAAATACCTGCTAATCCACTCCACCGAACAGCTGGCCGCTGGGGAGCTCGTCGAATACCAGGGCGAGGACTATAAGATTGTCGAGCCGGGAGACTGGCAGGCTTATGGCTATTCCGAGGCCATCGCCGAGCAGACGAAACGCACGCCGCTCGTCGCCACGTTCCTACTGACCTACACGGCAGGCATTGGCGGTACGCTCACCGGGGCCGCCGAACAAGTGGTCGCCCAGGGCGCTGATGGTTCAGCAGTGACAGCCGTGGCCGACACCGGCTACACTTTCACCCAATGGAGCGACGGCGTACTGACTGCAAGTCGCACCGATATTGCAATAGCCGCCACGCTATCCGTCACCGCACAATTTGAGGCGATACCATGAAGCGCATCATCATATTACTGATCGGCTTATTCATCGCTATAAGCGCCGCCGCCGGGCCATATAGCGAGCAGTTGCGCACCGATCCGCCACGCTCGGGTCGTATCATTGCCGAAGACGGCACAATCACCAACCTGGCCGATGAGATCCGACTGACGTTACCCAATATTATACGAGGTAAGATCCCCGGCGCCGTTCCGCTGATCGCCTATGGTGAACGAACTAGTGCCGGGGCCGAGGTGCGTTATCCGATATGGCCTGATGGCGCCACGATAGCTGAGGCGCCATATGGCACAGGCGTGGTGATACAATCAACCAGTATAAACGACACTGCCGGAGGAACTGGCGTTCGATCCGTGTCTATTCATTACTTGCGGCAGGATTTTAGTCCCGTAGACGATTTGGTCATCACTTTGAACGGTACGACCTCCGTGCCAATAAATGATCCGTTATTCCGATTTGCACAATGCATGCACATTACGCCAGGACAGGTCGGATCTGGAAAAGTTGCCGCCGGAGAGATCACCCTTACGAATGCCGCAAAAACACAAGTTTATAGTCAGATACCCACAGGTGGCTTGCGTTGCTCCTCTAGCTATCGCATGGTGCCGAAAGGGAAACGCCTAATTGTCGACACGGCGGTCGCCAGCTCGGTGAGTTCAACCGCTGATACTACGGATCTAGTGCGATTGGTATCTAACTATTTCGAAGGGCATTATTATCGAGACCCGCTATTATTCATCCCGTATGCGTCCATAGGCGTGCAGAATAATGCGATTGCATCAAACTTTCCCGGCGGGGTAGGTCCATTGCCAGAAGGGACAATCCTCGGCTGTACGCATACATCAAATAAAGCTTCGACCGTTTCCTGTGATTGGTTTGGTCATCTGGAGCCTGTGCAATGAATCCGGCACTCGTAGCCGTCGCCAAACTGGTGCGCGATCTGCTCGGCTATAACGAGCAGTTGATCCGCATTGGCCGACACGGTAAGAGCCGAGAAGATTTCGAGACGGCTTATATTGTAATAGATACCCTCGCGCCTGCCGCATTGGTCGGCAACATGGAGACCTATGATGGCACGGCCGAACAATTGAAACTAGGGTCGATGTGGCGCGGATCTGTTACGCTAGATTTTTACGGCGATTCGGCCTACACTCGGGCAAGGGATTTTAGTTTATTGGCGAAGTCCCAAGCCGCTTACGATTTGAAACGGACCCTCGGCATCAATGCCTATCACGCCAGCGGGCCGACAGACTTAAAAGCGCTCACCGGTCAGCAATATGGCGAGCGGGTGCAGATTGAAATGGTTGTGGAAATCAGCGCCGATGTGACGATTGACACTCTGCGCGTTGATATTGCACAGACCGAAATACGAAATGAAGAGGGAATAGTCAATGGCTAATATCACCAATGTGGTCACCGTCACACTGCTGCCCCAAGGGCAAGCGGCGGCCCGCGATAATATGAATGTCGTGGCGATCATGACCAGTCAACAGACCGGCCCGTTGAGTTCCGCCAATCGTTACGAGCTTTACACCGATATCGCCAGCGTGGCCGCGGACTTCGGAACTGATTCGCAGATGTATGCGCATGCAACCGCCTTTTTCGGCACCAACCCAAACCCGATCAATGCGGGTGGTGTATTGGTGGCCGGGTACTGGCGGGGTGCCTCCGAATCCGTCGCGGCCACGGCTGCCACCCTGACCGGCGGCCAGCTAACCGAAGCTACCGTCGTCGACCAGCTGCAGGCGATTAGCGACGGCTCCATGTCCATCGATATCGATGGCGCACCGGTGGTATTGTCCACCCTGGATTTTCGAGGCGTTACCAGCTTAGCCGGAGCGGCAGCGATCATCAACACCGCATTAGGGGCTAATGGTTCCGCCGAGGTAGTCAATGGCGCGGTCGTTATTACTAGCGCGACTACGGGGGTCCTGTCACTCATCAATTATGCGGTAGCGCACACCGTCGGCACCTTCCTGGGCGATCTACTGGCCCTATCAATAGGCAGCGGCGCATCATTAGTACAGGGCGCGGATGCCGCGGTATTGGCAGCTGAGACACAGATCGACGCGGTAACCGCACTTAAAGCGCTGGTAAATTTCAAGGGCGTGACTTTCATCGATGCGGATACCGATGTCAATCGTGCACTAATGGCCGCCTGGGCACAGGCTAACAGCGTGTTGGTTTATGAGGTATTCAGCGGCTCAACCTATCTAGCACTCGATGCCGATACGAATGTCGTGTGGGCCAATAAGCTGGCCGGTCTGAAGAATTACCGCATGCTCTACAGTGCTGCGGGCAATCGCCGTATGGCCACCAGCTATATGGCCCGTGCGCATACTGTCAATTTCAATGCCGAGCGCAGCGCTCTGACTATGCATCTCAAGGCGCTGGCCGTGACCGCTGAGGACTACAGCCAGACCGATATTGCCGCAGCCAAGGCGGTTGGTCTGGATATCTACACCACGATCAAGAATACTCCGGCAGTGTTGACCTCGGGCGCTAATGATTACGTCGACAATGTTTACAATCTGATCGCCTTTGTCGATGCGGTGCAGACCGATATGTATAATCTGCTGCACGGCACCGCGACCAAGATCCCGCAGACGAAGCGCGGCATCAATCAGTTGGTCGACCAGGGTGAGAAGACGACTCGCGGTTTCGTGCGGGCCGGTGTGTTTGCCCCCGGCACTTGGGACAGCCCGGACTACTTCGGCGACCGCGAGACTTTCGAGCGGAATATCGAAGAAAATGGATTCTACTGGCTCGCCGGTGAACTGGCCGATCAGTCGACTGCTGATCGCCAGGCCCGCAAGTCGCCAGTGCTGCAGGCCGGGGTCAAAAATGCGGGCGCAGTGCATTCCACCGATATTATCGTTAATTTCAATTACTGATAGGGGTCCGTCATGGCCGTGATCACAATGTCCGCCGATAGCGTCTCGCTAGTGCTAAACGGCTTCCCGATCGTAGATTTCGCCGAGGGTGATATCGTCGAGCTGAACCCGGTAAATGATCTCACCAGCCAGGTCAACGGCGCGAATGGCGCAGTCAACATCAACACGCGCAACGATAGTGGAGTCCACGACTTAATCATCCGCGTGCTGAAATTCAGCGGCTCGGACGTGTTCCTGAACAGTGCACGCAATCAGGCCGTACCGGTCGTGTTTAACGGCTCGGTGAAAGAGGACTTTGTGCGCGATGGAACCGCCGGGGCAGAGTCGTACATTCTGGAAAATGGCTCTTTCACTACCCAGCCTGGCAATACCAAGAATAACACGGATGGAAACGGCATGATGGAGTACACCATACATTTCCGCAATGCCATCCGTAACCTGTAAATCAGGAGGCTGAGATGATGGACGAACAGAAAAAAGCAGCATTGGCTATGATCCGCGCCGTCTATGAGGACGGCGAAGCCGAGATCAATGGTCGGGTTTATACTTTTTGCAAGATGAAGCACAAGCAACGTCTGAAGGTGTTCGCGTTTTATACCCAAGTGTCCGATAATGTGCAACGGGGAAACTTCGGTTTCTTGGCTACCCCGGAATTCGAGTCCGTGGAGAATGTGATCAATAATGTGGTGTCAATCGACGGTTCGTTACTCTCCAAGATCGGGGATGGTCACTGGGAGGATTATCCAGATGACTATCTGACATTCATCAGCACAGCGCTTCCGGTGATCAGTTACCCTTTTTTTTCCGCGAGCGTTACCGGCTGAATATTCATGTTCGGCCGGAAGGCGGGGCGGAAATTATATCCGCCATACTAATGTGTCGGATGATGATGCTACGATTTTCCACCTGGCGCGAAAAGGCTATGGATCGGTAGCGGAGATCGAACAGTGGGACACACCGTGCTTTCTGGATGCGGTGGAGTTCGAGCAAATTCAGAATGACATCGAGCTGTATCACCTACAGCAGAGTCGAGGAAAATAAAGATGACGGTCGCCGTAGTCCAAGAGCTGGTTACGGAATTCGGGTTCCTCGGCTCGATCAAACCTCTGACAGATTACAATGTATCGCTGGGCGGCTCTATCAAGCTGCTAGGTGGAGTGTTTGTCGCCCTGGAGGGTGCCGCTGCCGGCTTCGGTCTATGGGCTAATGACGTACTCACCGGCGTCGACGCGCTTGGCTCTCTATCTCGTCAGACTCGGGTATCCGTGGCCGGGATTCAGGAACTCAATTTTGCCGCCGAGCAATCGCAAAGTTCATCTGCCGCGATGGAATCCACCATTCGCGGTCTGACCGCTACTATAGGCACCGCAGCCATCCAAGGCAGCGCGGATTTCTCGCGGCTGGGGATCTCAGTGCGGGACGCCTCGGGGCATGTGAAAACCGCAGATACGGTGCTCGATGAGGTGCGACAGCGGTTCCGTGCCCTAGGCCTGTCCATGGCCGAGCAGGAGCATTTCGCCAGTGCCCTAGGCATCGATGCCAGTCTGCTGCAGCTACTCAACCGCACCGACTCGGAAATGGCCAACCTGCGCGACCGTGCGCAGGAGCTGGGCACGCTGACCGGCGAACAGGTCGAACAGGCGGAGGACTATAAAAAGAGCCTGAATTCGATGTGGTTCAGCCTCAACAACGTCAAGCAGTTGGTCGCGGTCGGTGTGGCCCCGGAGCTGGGGCGGCTGGCCGATAACGAGAATGGATCGTCTCAGGCATCCAAGCCACTGCACGGGTAATCGGTGATCTGCTGGCCGCATTCCATCGCTTGCTACCGGTATTTGCCGTTGTCGCCGGGGGGTTCCTCGTCGCTAAAATCGCGGCTCTGGGTTTCGCCGGTGTGATGGGGGTCATCCTATCGCCTGTGGTGCTAATTACTGCAGGGGTCGCGGCTTTATTGCTCATCGTCGACGATCTGATCGTGGCATTCAACGGCGGCAACTCGGTGATCGCCAGCTTCTTCAAGGATACGTTCGACATTGACATCGTCAAGGTCTTGACCGAGGCATTCAAATACCTAATGACCTATGGCATCGACCCGATCATCGAAGGGTTCAAACTGCTGTGGTCTTACTGGGTTGAGATCAGCAAAGCGATACTATCAGGCGGCCGTAAAGTCTTCGAGTTTTTCGGTATAGGGGCAGATGAGGCGGCCACTAACTCTGCTGCTGGCGCGACTCGGATACCCATTGATGCTACGCCAGCCGGGGCCGCGCGGATCGATAATCGCCAGGTGAATCAAGATGTAAAAATCGATGTGCGCACCGACGACCCCGCCGCTGCCGGGCGGGCTATCGATGATTCGTTGCAGCGCCAGCTCAATAATGCCAACGCCCAACTATCAACAGGGGGTCGATAATGGCTCGCTTATCGGATTACCTCAACCGCGAAACACAGACACCCGCCCAGGAGGAAATCGGCATCGGTGGCTTTACCGCCTTGGTGCGTATCCGCGAGAGTTACAAACTGACCGCCAGCGCCCCGGCCACTCCGGTCGAGGATGGCAGTGTGGTGAACGACCACATCATCCTGGACCCATTGACGATCAGCATTGAAGGTGACGTATCCGACGTGCATCTGCGAGCCGCGCCGATATTGCGAGCCACTCGTCCGACTCAGGCTGAGATCGGCAATCTAGCATCGCAATACGCGCCGGCCAGGACACAGGCCCAGCTTTCTCAGATATCCACCCTAGCTAACGATGCCCTGGACGCAGCCCAGCGCATCGACACGCTGCTGGATGCCGGGGAGCAGATCGGCAGCTTGTTCGGCAACCAGGATGCTGGGTCGGCCACCAATCGCCAGCAATTCCTCGACTATCTGGAAGCGCTGCGCAACGGCAAGCAGTTGATCAGTATCGACATGCCATATCGTCGACTCGACCGGATGGTTATCACATCTCTGACTATCAACTATGATAACGAAGCCGATTCCTCGAGCTTTACGCTGGAGGCCCAGCAGGTCCGGCTCGTCGAACTGCAATTTGCCAAGATACAAAAGCGGGCCAAAGGTACGAACGGGCAGACCGACGCCGAAACGAACAAGGGTAAACAGGCGCCGGAGCAGGTGGAGTGTTCTTTCTTAGCCAATGCTCGCAGTTATTACACGGGGGCGCCTTGTGGCCAGTAAAATATTGAACATCGACGGCGATGCCTATCAGCGGCACACTTTACAATTCGGGGAGGAGGAAATCACGATATCCCTTCGCTACCATCCGACGGTCGAGATGTGGACGATAGACGTGGGCTACCAGGGCCAATCGGCCAGCGGCTATAAATTGAGCGTCGGTGTGTTGCACATGCGGTCGCGCAATTTCCCGTTCGATTTCATCGTGGGCGACAACAGTGGCCAAGGGCTCGACCCGATCCGCCGTGACGATTTCGAGTCGGGCCGCTGTTCGCTCTATCTGCTTGATGCTGCTGATATGGAGAATCTACGCGGTGCCCCTGTCCCGATTTGATCGTGATTTCGAGTTGACCGTTTCCGTGGGCGGCGGGCGGGAGGTTATCGTCAAGCCGCCGATGCGGATCAGTTTCAGCGCAAACAAGTCGGTTTCCGGTGGACTCAATAAACTGACCTGTCGGATCTACGACCTGCAGTCCTCTAATCGCCTTGCTCTGACCAAAGATGCCGAGGGGCGCGAGGTCATCCCGATCAGCCTGCGCGTAGGCTACAAGGGCACCATGGCGCTCATATTCAAGGGTACGGTATTTCGCGGTCAGAATTTCCGCGAAGGGCCTGATTTCATCACCGAACTGGAAAGCCAGGACGGCGGCGCCCAGGTGCTCGGCACCTTCATAAGCACGACTGTTCGAGGTAAGAACCGCGCCATCGAGGCTGTGCGCCAGGCCACCGGGCTGGGAAAGGGTAAAATGACGACTCAGGAGCCGCTCGTTCGCCCCCGTGTGATGATAGGTCCGACGGCCCGCGTGCTGGATGAGCTACTGGAAGAAGGCGCGACTTGGTACGTGGATGACGAGCAGCTATATGTACTGAAATCCGATGATGTAATCAGCAATTTCGTGCCAGTAGTCAATACGGTCACCGGGCTACTCAACACGCCGACTCGCGAACAATCCAAGGTCACCTTTGATACGCTGATGAATCCTACACTGCGCATCGGGGCCCTATGTAAATTGGAGAGTCAATCGGCCCCGCACATGAACGGCCTTTATAGAATCATTGAAATGGGCTACAGTGGGGACAATTACGGGACTAGTTGGACCATGAGTATTACCGCCCTGCCCGCTGGTGACTATACGGTATTGTGATGATAGGCGAACAAAAACAATTACTCGATGTGCTGATGGTGGCGATAGGGAATGCGCTATCCAATCTGCACACGGCCACGATCGCCAAGGTTACCGCTGTAAATGCCAAGACAATCAACTGCCGTCCGGTGATTAATCGAATAGTGGATGGCGTAAGTATCGACCTGCCCGAGTTCATCGATGTGCCTGTGCTTACGTTACAGGGTGGAGGCAGCTATACCGCGTACCCCGTTGCTGTGGGGGATTATGTGGCCTTGTTTTTCACTGAGCGGTGTTTCGATCGC